CCTATCTTATCACATTTTGAGTTATTCCGCTACCGCTTGATTTTTATATTTCATTAGTAAGTAAAGGCCTTGATATTCCTGATTTTCTTTAAAATCATATTTCCTTATATTTTCTTTAAATTCTTTAAAAGTTCCTAAAAATGTTCGCAAAAAAAGCCCCATAAAGGAGCCACTACACTATATGATGAGTTCAGCAGGCAAGAAACTAGCACGATCAAACGTGCTTTTTTTATTACCTATCACCATTATACCATATTCACTAACCTATATATTCAGAAATCTAAAAGCCCCTAGATTCATTTCTAAGGGTTTCTAGTTGATTCATGGAGTTCTATATGATGAAGCCCTAAAACGGGGCGTCCTAGACTCCAGTTATTCAGATGATGGCTACTTACATGCTTCTAGTTCTCCGTTCTGGTGGATTCTAGCAAAGTTTAAGACAGCTATCTGTTTGTATCTATGATAATTAGTGGATTTTGTCCCAGCAATTTCTAAACATTCACTTACTGTTTTCTTCCTCATGTAACAATAATGGATAATAAAGTATTTTCTGGCTCGCTTGTTCTCTATCTTATTGATATCATGGACAAATGTTTCTAGACTCTCTCTGATTGCCTTTTCATGCTTACTAGTCAAATTCCACTGATCAGGTAAGACAAGTTTCCAAGTCTCTTCATCTATTGTAACTTGGTTTTCACTTCCTGCCATCCTCTGGAATCTCAGAAAGTAGGTCATCCTCTTTCTGACGTTCATCATCGTTTTAAACTTATCCAGCTCCATTTTTAACGACAACCTTTCTACTCCTGTAACTTATGCCTAGCTTAATCTTCTTCTAGGATTCCCAAACTTGGCAATCCTTTCATCTCGTTTTCTTTTACGTTCTTCAGCAGACTCTATACCTATCTGTTTTCGATGCTCCACATCTTCTTGATTGATATTACTCCATTTTCTGGTATGTACATTCTGCCGTCTACCATCTTGCGGATAATATTCAACGGTACACCTACAATTACTATGACGTCTATAAATATCATGGGGAACTGAAGGATATTTATAACTGCCTTCCAGTTCTTGACACCACTTACAACACTTCCCAGCCGTTCGCCTAGTAATTTTAGGGCTAAGTCCTGCTTTATACTGAAATACCACATTTCTTTGAATCGTATCATCTACAATGCTTTGGGTAAAATTAACAATCGTTTCACCTACTAACCATTTTACAGCTCCAAAATCGTCTTCACTAGCTAAACGATTTACTAAGCCGTCAATCCTATCTTGATTCAACTCAGGAACTTGAGCAGGAATGCGAAGGTTAGCCCTAAGGTTTAAATCTTCTTGAATTTTTTCAGTATAATCACTTACAAGGTCATAGTTTCGACCTAAAACATCTTCTAGCAATCGTTTAGCGATATTATAGTACATCTTACCACCTGGTAGGCTTTCATTACTCAAGTAAGCTCCTAAGACCTTTGCGAGTATTTCACCAATTTCTATAGCATATTGATTGGCGTCCAGATAATTAGCTTTATTCTCTTCTAGCTTTTCTAGTAACTCTTCCAGAATCTCACTATCAAGCCTAGCTTTTTCAAATTCATCCTTAATTTTCTGGAGTAGACTCGGAAACATATCTTCCACCATCTGCACCCTCCTTCACTACTGGAGCAGGCTTGTCTGACCCCTTAATTCCAGTCAAGTCACGGATGGTTTCAGCATCCATATAGCCAGGCACCGCTTGATTCAGTTTGATAACACCATCACCAATCAAGGTCAGCATGTTAGCGTCCGCCTCAAACAAAGGCTCCCACTTCACGACTGTTTTATTGAACTGTTTCCTCAAATAAGGAAACTCATCACGTAAACAAGTAGCGACATAAGCCACATTCAGCAGACCAGAACCCAGAGAGCGCTGAGCCTTCCGACCAGCTAACCGCAAGTTCTCATGACTAGCCTTGATAGCTTCAACAGATGACGGATTATCAGAAACAAAACCAAGATCATCCAAGGTCAATCCCATTTCCCCAGCAAATCCAGCTGCTGCAGTCCGTAACTGCTCAGTAAAAGGAGACATGCTGGACGTGGTGAATTGTCCCACATTCGGCTTTTCCCCCTCATCATCTTTCGTAAACGTCAGCAAGCTAGATACAGTTGCTTTCCAAGTATCAATCGCCTCAGCATCTTGACTCAATCCCAACACATACTTCTGAGGGAATGAATAGAACTCGGCAGTAACATCTGACCGCACAAGCGTTCGTTTAGCATATCTCTGATAGTACATCCCAGCCTTAGTAATTCGTGACCGACCAAACGGCCGAACAGCATCAGGCCTATGAATGACTGGCACCAGCAAAGGAACACCCGTCGGATTTTCGATTGCAAACGGCTTACCATCTTTCGGATAGAACCAAGTCACATCACTAGTAAAATAAGCCTCAAGCACGGCATAACCATTGTCATCCCTTTTCAAAACGGCATAGCCCTCTATCAACAAGCCAGTGATAGGATCCAGAACACCAGTTGCATTACTCGCCTCGATAACCTGCAACCTAGGAGCATCATCGTCCCCTTGCGAAATGTAAACAAAACAACACGACCCAATCAGAGCCGAAAGAATCGCGCTATCAAAGAATACATCTGGATTGTTCTGAGCAAAGATTTCATTCGCTCCAAACTCATCATTGGCAAACTCACGAAAGACCAAACGATCTGCAAGACTGTCAACACCCTTAGCAGTCCAACCTAAGACCGCTCGATATTGTTGCCTGATTTGAGATGGTATCGTAATACCAACATCTATGTCATTGTGTTGCATAGCATACTGATTGTATCTAGTATCTACACCCATTTTATAATTGGCTAGCTTCTTCCTGAGATAGCCCATACCTTTCAATGTCATTTTATACAACTACCTTTCATTTCCCGCGAGAAAAAATGTACAGTGACGGTGTGAAGTCCGGGAGCACCGAGGGGGAGGGGGATATCCCCCCATCTTCTCCCTGGTTGCTTCAGGCTCTTTCACAAAAAACTTTTTTCCTGTTTCACTTTACTAAAAAAAATTTTTAAAAATATTTTCTAAATACTTTTTTAGAATCTTTAAGATAAGCCTTTCAGCATTTCACTCATCGCTTTGTTCAGTTTTTTCTGGTGTTCATTTGGCATTGATAGGCGCTGACTAACTTCTCTATCAACCTCTTTGCGTTTCTCTTCCGTCAAGCGTTCAATCTCTTGCTGGTGCTCTCTTTCCTTCTTTTCTTTTAATAGTTCGCCAGAACGATCTATAACAGCTTGCCACTTGGCGTCTCTTGCTAAACATTCTTGTCTATGTCGCTCCATCGCGTCAACTGCTTGTCTAGTTTTCTCTTCATAAATCTCAGCAGACTTTTCTGCTAAATACTTCCCGTATTCGTTTAAATCAAACTTACCAGTAGGTAGGGGCATTCTATATACCTCATCTTTCTATTTGTTAGCAGGGGGGATAACTGAAGGGGGAGGGGTATTTTAATTTTATTCCCTTTTGAAATTCTCAGCCATTTCATTCAATCTATATCTATGTCCGTACAGTGCATCTCTTGGTTCATAGGATAAACCAGAAAAGAAACCACTTAAAATCCCACCACTCTTAGTTTTTTTATAATCTTCATTATTTTTAGAGATATCCTTTTCAAGTTTTATGAGTATAGTATCAACATGCTCTACTTCTTTCAAAGAGTCATCTCCAAGTTTTATAATCTCCATCACTTTCTTTCTCGCTGGTATATAGAAAGTTTTTTGTTGTTCATCAGCCAATTTATAGACTTCTGCAACCATCGCATGGTATTCATCATAAGTGATTATAGGGTCTTTAGTTAATTCTTTCAAACGTCCCTCATGAAATTCTTTTGTACGTTCTGCTGTCCATAGGTCGCCTTTTGCTTCAACGTATTTTTCAGAGTTGATTTCTTTTTGAGCCTGTACCAGCTTAGCTTGAGCGTCTGAAATAGCTTGGTTTGCTTTAACCAGTTCCGCCTCAGTCATCTCAATAGCTTTCTTATTCTGTTCAATCAGTTTATCAATTTTAGTTTCAATAGTTTGTAATGTTTCCATGTTCTTTTATTCCTCATTTCTTTTGATTCTTTTGATCGTGCTTATTGGTTTCAACTCTCTACTGGGTCTTTATTCCTCATTACTTCCTCTTTCTCAAAACAAAAAGAGACGCAACAAAAAAGCTACTTAGCTTTAATGTTACGCCTCTAGTTGTCTAGTCAGCTATCTTTCTTTAATTGTTGTTTCAATCTGGACAATGTTGCCATCTTGACTAGTAAATACCACGCTTCCGAAGTCTGGTATTTTCTTCATCTCTATTATACCATTTTTGTTAAAGATAATAAAGTTATCCTGTAAAAATGGAGTGTAGTCTTTGTTTGGATTCATCTGTTTTTCCTCTCTTTTTTGGTGCCATATATTTAACATATCTTCTATTTTGTGACTTTCGAGCACTTTTTAGAATCCCTTTTATATCAAGGGGATAGGCCTGTTTTCTGTTTTTGAATTTACATTTTCTCATTATGTAAAATTGAACGGCTATTTAGTAGTCAAATGTTAGTATACTCTGGTCTAGTTCGTCTTGAGTATAGCCGATATATCCAAGTGTAATCTCTGGTGTTGAATGGTTAAATATTCTTTGTAGAATAGCTACATCACCATTCTTTTTGTAATGATGATAGCCGAATGTCTTTCTCATTGAGTGGGTTCCTATATTTTCAATCCCACATTTATTCCCAGCTTCTTTTAAAATTTTATACACTTGGGTTCTTGAAATATGACAAATTTTTACTCCCTTGCCATTCTCTCTTTTTCTGCTCGGAAATAAAAAATTATATTCTTTGAGTTGTTTATTCTCAATGTATTGATTTAAGGCTTTTCTTAATTGTTGATTTATTGGAAAACGTCTTATTTTGCCTGTTTTTTTCTCCCTTATTTCAATTTTATCCCCCATGATTTGTTTGACTTTAATTGGAATAATATCGCTAACTCGTAAACCTGTATAAATTCCAAATAGGAATAATACGTAATCTCGTTCATTCTTCCTTCTCAAAAAATCCTTAATTCTTTCAATGTCATCAGTATCTCTAATAGGGTCAACTACTTTCATTTTCAAACCTCTCTTAAAAAAATTCTTAGAGTTCATAAAAAAAGGTAGTCATTTTGGGATATCTAGTGACTACCACCTCCGCCTTATAGCCCCAAGGGTTTACAAAAAGCGTAGTCAGGTAGTCACCTTGCTCACAAAAAAATAATAATAAACACCTTAACTCTATTTACTCTATATAGTTTACAAATAATATAAAATAACTACTTTTTTATATAGAAGTCAATAATATCAAGGGTTTGATAGGGTAGTCAGTAAAATCTTGAAAACTACCCTTTTTCTAAATCCTTTTTGTTTAAAGGCTTTAGCTACCTTCTGGAAGGTAGTCACTTTTTAAATTAGTGACTACCCTAACTACCTTTTAGATTTTGAATACCCAGGCTTAACACTTTTCCCAAATTTTAAAGATCGTTTATGTTCCCAGCCGTCTCGGTTTTGCATATACTTTTTAACCTTAGCCTTATCCTTTGGCGGTACTTTGTCAGTCAAATACACCTCTTGAAAAAATAGGTTAATGGTCATCTTGTCCCTATCTACCAGTTCGCCATAGGTGTCTGTGTCAAGTTCGACTGTTCCACCCCTGTTATTTCTATAGTATCCCTCGTTCATCATATCATAGATATAATAGCATCGCGTTCTGTCGGTCGTCGGGAACTGATACATTCTTTTTGGGTAAGGAGTGCCTAAATAGCGTTCCAAATCCTCAAGGGTTTCATCTACAAACTTGTAGCGGCTTCTAACCTCATTTACTAGCTTTTCTTGCTCGTCTGTCAGGTTCAACACTTTGTTAGCTCTCCAAGCCATCACCATAGCACCCCAAAAGGCTCTACGGTCTTTCTCTGTCCACTTCCTGCCCTTATAGTCGGTGTCTTTGTGTACCTCAGCAACCAAAAAGCGCCTTTCTCCTGTCAAGTCGTTCAAATAATCATGGTCATTGGTTGCCCTCACAATAATAAAACTCTTAGGGAGTCGCCTGTCACTGGAAGCGTAAGGCGGTCTAAACTCTAGCTTGGTTTCTGTGATGAATTTCTTCAATTCTGAAAAGCTAGCCTTTTTACTAGCCACCATCTCATCATCAAAGACACACCAGTTTCTGACCATTCTAGCCTTGTCATCTTTATCTGTGAAGGTCTCAACGGTTGTAAAATACTTGTGAGTGAATAGCCCCTCAAAAAACTGGGTCTTCCCTACTCCCTGCCTTCCAGTCAAGTCCAGCACAAAGTCAAACTTGATAGAGGGGTCAAATACCTTGGCAACTGCTCCACGGAAAAACAAGTCAACGATAATACGGTTATATTCATCATCCTTGATATTGAGATAATGCCTTAAAATATCAAAAGGATCACGCTGATTCACTAACTCTTTATACTCGTTTTCGCATGATTCCAGATAGTCTTTTAAGGGGTTGTAGCTATGCTCTCCAGCCACCACTTCTAAGATATCCGCTATGTCCGACTTTTTATAATCCATCTTGTACTTAGTAGCAATATAAGCCCTAATCTCTCTGATAATCAGGTCATCGATTGTTCCGCTCAAGGTTCTACCATTTAACTTAATGGACTTGGTAACGTCAATTTCATATGTAAAAGTGTTGTACTGTATCGCCCCTTTTAGTTTACTATCCCCACTCAAAATCTTTTTGAGATTGTCCAAGGTGATGACAAATCCTTTTCCTTTTGTTTTAGGAGTTAAATCTAGGCTATTGTTTTCCTCGTTGGTCTCCCTTGCTTGGGTCAAGTCCACCACGGTAGGCGGTATTTGTTGCTGATCCTCTTTAATGATTTTATTTACAATGTCATTGCTATTCAAAAGCCACCTCCTTATAGAATTTTGTCGCTACTTCTAGGAAATAGCTTACTAGGTCTTTTCGTTTTACGATTGCTGTAAACAAGTCCACCAGCTGACTAAAACTGTAGCCGTTGACAAATAGCAAGCGGACAAAAAGTGAAGTCTCATATCTGGTATAAATACCATTACAAATCAGGTCAAAAACCCAGCCTTTTAACTCCACTCCAAGCCCCTGCCGTTGCTCGGTCAATTTGTTTACCTCTAATTCTTTCAGAATCGTCAACAAGTCAAGACTGGCCAAAACTACCTCTAAGTCTCTGAATAATTTCCAGCCCTCTACTTGCTCTTTTTCGTCTTTAACAGCCACATACAAACCTTTATAGTGAAAATCCGTCAGCGCCTCGCCTATCGGTTCAAAGTAGATGAATTTGAAGTATTCTCCATTCTTCCAAACTTGGGTAGGGGTAGACTTAAGAAAACCAAATAAGGCCAATTTGTCACTTGATAAGGTTAACCCTATCACTCTCATTCTCCCACCCCCATAAACTTATAAATGTCGTCCACTTTATAATAAACTTTTCTGCTATCGTCTCCTGGAGGCTGATAACGCTTCAAGCCCATTCTTTCCCATTTTTGTAAGGTCAGGTATTTTATATCTAACTCTTCTTGTACTCGTTTTGCGGAAATCAGTCCAATAATTCGGGGAGGTATTTTCTCATGGCTTTTTAGGTAACGCTCTAAGGCTTCTAATATTTTTATTTGAAGCTCTTCAATCATCCTTTCAAACATATCGTCACCTCCACGGTTTAACCCCTGCAAGCTGAATATATCGCCCATAGTCAGGGCTTAAACTCTCACTAGGCCTTTCTATCAGTTTCCTGTTTTCTCGCTCCATTTGAGTGCACTTTTTGCGGTCTCGATGATTTAGATATATGAGAAGGCCAATCAAAATCACGGTGAAAATAAGCGCCTGTGTATTGCTTAAATCTAGTTCATTCATTTTAAAAGCCCTCTTTTTTGTAAATCAGAAACAACTAAACTTCGTAAATACGTCCAAGTTGAAGCAGTCTCATGAGTAATATCATTACTTAACTTGTTTTCGTTTATTACTTGATTTAAGTAATTGAATAGTAACCAGTCAGGTTTTTTATTGTACATTTCTGCACACTCATCGTCATATTTTTTTAATTCTCCCAGTAAGTTCTCAACATTCTTATTATAAAATTCTTCATGACTCGCTTCCTGCATCTTGTACGCTTCAGATAATTTATAAAAACTTAGCCATAGATCAGTAATTACTGAATTACAATCTTCGACAATTTCCATAGCGCCAATATGATTCTTAGAATTATGCCACTCTGATAAAATATCTAGCTTTTCCTCTACAAGTACCAACTCTTTTTCAAATTCTTTAAAATAATCATTCATATTTTTACCTTTTTCTTTTGGTTTGCCTGCTTCCTATACACGATTACCACCACTCCAAACGCTGGGCTTTTGCCCCAAGTTGGCGAACGCATGTAGTGATGTTTCGTGGGTAATCATCCACATTTTCGCTAAACAAGTGCCTAGACTCGCCCTGTCAGCACTCGTTTTTCAAAACCTTTTCTAATTGCTTGCCTGCACTTCGGTTTTCTTAGTTTTTCTTCGTTTCGTTTTCGATTTGATCGCCTAATCTTTTCCAGGCTCTATCAAATTCATCACGTTGGATTTCTTTGCTATGTAATTGCCTTGCTAACTCCATCCCTCGACGCATGAACCTAGCAAAGTGAGTTTTTGCTTCCATCCCTAGCCCTCCATCATGTCATAAAGTAGGGCGTAATGTTTATCTGGTATCCTATCCAAGGCTTTCAAGCCATCGTGTTCTGCTTTTTGTCTGGTTTCCGCCTTGACCGTACTATCAAAGGCTATAGAAAAAGCATTCAGCATTGCCTTGTAGCGGTCTACGCTTTTCAAATAGCGCCCACGGTCTGACAATTCCTTATCTTCCAGTTCCTCTTTTACCGAATCGTCCAAGAGTGCGAACTTGGAGTATACCCCTTTTTCCACTTCAAATCCTAGACGCTTGTTTTGTCTCAGATTGTAAAGGTTGACTCTGCAACTCTCTAAATTGCGGTAGCCTAATACTCCAGCAATTTCTTCTAAATTTTTGCCCTCTAGTTCAGGCAATTTCTCAGCAATATCCTTGAATTTTACTGCTTGATGTTGTTTTCCCATTGTATACCTTGTCTTTCTATGCTATAATCAAGGTATAGAAAAAATTTCTATATCCTTAATCTTGTCGCTTGCTTCGGTCGCCAAACTCTCCGCAAGTGACTTTTTTTGTTGTCTTTCTTCATGCTTTCTTCCCTGTCTGGGGGCTATAAAGCAAATCTTTACTTTCGATAAGATCCAGAA